ACCAGAATTGAAAGTCTTGAGAAGAAAATTCCAGCCCTCAACGTTGATTTAGCAGAAGCCAGTATGCACGCGTACAATGGCGAAGTATCAAGAATGAACCTCGAAGCCGAACTCGCCCGCCGTGACGAGATTATCGCAAGGCTGAAAGAGGATGCGGAGAGGTTAGCTGACGGAATGATAATATCTCCGGAAAATGAGGGAGACTTTTGTTCTTATTGTGGAGGAATGGAACACGTAGACGACTGCCCCATCACCCTGCACCGTGCGCTGATGAAGGAGTTGGAATGAGCGACATCAAAATAACGAAGTGGAAAGGCGCGGAAAGGTTGGCTACAAGCGACCTCGAAGACCTGCTCGCGCTCGAAATCGAAGCGGCTGAATTGCCATCGCCGAAGCGGCAGTACAAATTCCACGCCTCCCGGCGCTGGCTGGCGGACTTCTGCTGGCCTGAGTCGCGCCTCATCGTGGAGGTAAACGGAATGACGCACGTTGCCAGCCGGGGGCATACATCGTGGGCGGGAATTCACCGCGATTATGAGAAGGCGAACGGGGCGCAAATGATGGGATATAGATATTACCAGTTTGACCGTGAGATGGTCGAGGATGGAACGGCGATCCGCGCGATTTGTGAGTGTCTCGGGAGGTGCGAGGGATGACTGACCTCTCCGTGATGATGAACTGGTTTGCGCCGGACGAGGAAACACGCGAGACTTACTGCGCTCGCTGTGGCACGCACGTCACCGCTGACAGGCACGCGACAAAGATATTATGCGAACCGTGCCGGCGGGAGTCCAGCATTTTGAACAGCCGCAATCAGTACGCCAAGCACGCGGGCGGGTACGCCTCCACCGGTGACCCCGAAATTGACCTGGTGATGGCGTTGATACTGCACGCGGCACGTGAGGCGAAGGCTGGCGACCGTGACGCGGCACAATTCCTTGTAGCACATGACGGCGCGGAGTTATGGCTGAAATGCGTAGGCATTGGCGTGACGAACCAGATGCGCCGGAAGCTGGAATTATTAGCGATTGGAGCGGAATGAATAGACCAACAGAAGATGAAGCGGAGTACAACATCATTATCGCCGCCCTCACACCCACCCAGGCGAGGGCGGTGACCCTTATACGTCTCGGATACCGGAAATCTGACATTGCGCGCAAAGAGGGAAAGAGCAGGTCAACAATTACACGAATATTCAACGAATTACGCAACAAACGGCTGTTTTCGTGACCATTAGTTAGTGAGGAATATTATGCGAAAAACTTGCGTTTGCGGTAAATGCATCACGCGGGGAGACCTGTGTAATATTTGCCTCAATATCTATGGCGCAAATCGGGCGGAGTGGCCGGCATGGCTGAAATTCCTTGTCAATGATATGCGGAAGGAACTCCGCCGAGAGCGCCGTATTGACGAACACGAAATCTCATTTACCGACTTAGGAGTGTACTAAATGATTGTATCAAGTGAACTAATAGTCTCAATCGCTGGCATCGTGCTATCTTTGCTGTTCAGCTACATCCCCGGACTGCGCACCTGGTTCGCAGCTCTCGTGACCGAGACGAAGCAGCTCATCATGCTTGGCTTGCTGGCCCTCGTTACAGCCGCTATTTACGCGCTCGGATGCTACGGGGTACTCGACACCGGAATCGTTTGCGGCAAAGAGGGTATCATCGCGCTGGTGCAGATGCTCATTGTCGGGTTGGTGAGTAACCAGGCGGCTTACTTGATCACGCCGCAGACCAACGACGTGACGATTGCGAAGGCGCTCAGGAACGACGGGGATGGCGTTGGGTAAATTCGCAAACCGCATCGTTGGCTCAGGCGAGGAATCGCTTGACCAGATCCAATTCAACCCGCGTAACTGGCGGGTGCATCCGCTTAACCAACAGAACGCTCTCAAGGGCGTGCTGGAAGAGGTCGGCTGGGTGCAGGAAGTCATTGTCAATAAGCGCACCGGGAACCTGATTGACGGGCATTTGCGCTGTCAACTTGCGGCAAGGGAAGGCGCGAAGACCATCCCTGTCAAGTACGTTGACCTGAGCGAGGACGAGGAAGCGCTGGTACTCAGCACCTTAGACCCGATTGCGGCTATGGCGGTGACTGACAAGGCGAAACTGGATGACTTGTTCGCCAGCATCGAAACAGAGAACGCGGACGTGCTGAAAATGCTGGATGACATTGCAGAGAAGGAACGTCTGGAGTATGCGAAGCGTGACCCCGTTGACGCTGAACCGCAGATTGACCGCGCTGCTGAACTCAACGAGAAGTGGCAGGTGGTCACGGGCGACCTGTGGCAGATTGGCGAGCATAAACTGCTTTGCGGTGACTCGACCAAGCGCGAGGACGTGGAGCGGGTGATGGCGGGGGAGAAGGCGGATATGGTATTCACAGACCCGCCTTATAACGTGGCAAGCGAAAGTAGAAATTACGCCGCAGACAAATCAAAGGCGATGAAAGACCTTAGTCAGTCAGAGTGGGATAAGAATTTTGACATAACGGCAGTTTTTCCGATGCTTGATGAAATATTGGCGCAAGACTGTGCCGTTTATGTCTGCACAAGCCAATGGCTTGTGCAGACTATATGGGAGTGGATGTGGAAGTGGTCAGACTTTTGTTCTTATTGCGTTTGGTGCAAACCGAATCCGATGCCGTCCTTATCAAAACGACATTGGACTTGGGCAACTGAATTAATCCCGTATGCGGTGAGAGGGAAGCACATCTCAAACTTTCCAAGCGATGGTCATGCTTTAAATTGGTGGGCAATTCCAAAAGACAAGGATACAGAACATCCAACCGAGAAGGTATTAGAAGTCCCTACTCGTGCAATTCAATTTTCAAGCAATAAAGGTGCAATTATATTTGATGGCTTTTGTGGCTCCGGCACAACGATGGTCGCGTGTCAGAACCTGAACCGGAAGTGCCGCGCCATAGAAATCAGCCCGAACTACTGCGCGGTCATCCTTGAGCGGATGAGCACCGCGTTCCCGGAGTTGGAAATAAAGAGGTTGTGACAAATGTTATACCGTACCGAAGACATCCTTTCAGCGCTCGAAAAAACTCACGGCATGGTGTACCTTGCCGCCGAGTCGCTTGGGTGTTCACCGATGACTATTTACCGCCGTGCCGAGAAAAACAAAAAAGTGCAGGATGTTATTGACACGCAGCGCGGCAAGTTGATCGACAAGGCGGAGTTGAAACTTGAGCAAGCGGTTATGAACGGCGAACCATGGGCGGTGACGCTTACGCTGAAATCGCTCGGCAAGTCACGCGGCTACGTCGAGCGGCAGGAGGTCACGGGGGCGGATGGAAAGCCGATGAATATTCGCTGGGTAGACGTTGAGGGTGATACTGATTGACGCTACTTTCGAGTTACATCACGCGCAGTACATTATCAACTCGTGCGATTCCCGTTTCCGGGTGGTATCTGCGGGGCGTAGGTTCGGTAAGACGCGGCTGGCAGTCCTCGAATGCTTAGCGGTTGCGAACGAGGGAAAGCGCGCCTGGTGGATCAGCCCGACTTACAAAATGAGCAACGTGGGCTGGCGACCCCTCCGGCAAATGGCGAGCCGGATTCCCGGCGCTGTGATACGAAAGGCGGAGAGGGAAGTCGTTATACCCGGCGGCGGGCTTGTGGCTGTTAGATCGGCTGACAACCCGGACGCGCTACGCGGTGAAGGGCTTGATTTCGTTGTGATGGATGAAGCGGCGTACATTATGCCGGAGGCGTGGATAGAGGCAATTAGACCGGCGTTGTCAGACAGGTTAGGGAGGGCGCTGTTCATCTCGACCCCGCGCGGGCGTAACTGGTTTTGGGATATTCACCGCAAGGGTGGAGTAGAGCCGGATTGGTCATCGTTCACCTACCCGACAAGCGCGAACCCGTTTATGCCTGCGGGTGAGATCGAAGCGGCGCGGGCTGAATTGCCGGAGATCATTTTCAGGCAGGAATACCTGGCGGAGTTTGTGGATAGTGAGGGCGCTGTCTTCCGGCGGGTACACGACGCGGCAATCCTCGAACCAGCAGAGCCGCAACCAGGGCGGCAGTACGTGGCTGGCGTAGACGTGGCGGCATCGGTGGATTACACGGTGATCACGGTACTCGACGCGAAGACGAAAGAGATGGTCGCCATTGACCGCTTCAACCGCGTGGATTACCCGGTGCTCGAGGACAGGATCGCGGCGGCGTATTCCAGGTGGAATCTCACCGGCATGGTGATCGAGGCGAACTCGATCGGGCAGGGAGTCATTGACCATCTGCAAAACAGGGGCATGAACATTATCCCGTTCACCACGACCAACGCAACGAAGCACGGCATTATCCAGAGCCTGCAATCCGCGTTTGAACACGGCCAGATAAAGATTATTGACGATCCCGTATTAGTGGGGGAACTCTTGAGTTTTGAGAGCAAAAAGACAAACAGCGGGAATTTTACCTACAGCGCGCCGGAAGGGCAGCACGACGATTGTGTCATGTCGCTTGCCCTCGCATGGTACGCGGTAGATAGGGCGCAACCCGTGATTCTATTCGGAGCGTGATTATGAAATTATCAACCATGAGCAAGGCGACAAAGGCATTAGTCACGCTACCAGCCTGGCAACAGCAGGCATTGGCGGACGCGGGCAACTTTACCAATTCGATCAGTTCGGTAGCAGAGGCGTACTCGCAGGTGCCGTTGATATACCGCGCGGTCAAGATGAGATGCGACGCTATTTCGAGCGTGCCTATCCACATCTACAAGGGGGAAACGGAAGTCGACTGGCCGTTCCCGTGTGAGATGCGCGACCTGATTTGGAAAGTGGAAGCGGACCTACTCGGCGCTGGTATCGCTACCGTGCTGAAACTCCGCAACAAGGTGCGAATCCTCGACCTGCAACGGCTGAACCCCTTCACGGTGGCCGTGCATTACGACGCGGCGTACGGGCTTACCTTCTCGCAGGCGGGAAAGGTATGGCCGGAGTCGGACATTATTTACATCAAGGAATTTTCCTACTCCGATGACCTGACAAGTGGCAACTCGACGGTGCAGGCATGTTTGAATGACGCCGCCTTGATGAACTTCCAGACGCGGTTTGCAAGCAGATTCTTCGAGAACGGCGCAATGCCGATCATCCTCATTTCAGCAGACGGCACGCTGGTCGAGGACGAGACAAAAAGGATCCAATCATTCTTTAGCAAACTGGCTTCTGGGGTCGGTAACGCATGGCGCGTGCTGGCAACGCGTACCAAGTTGACGCCGGAAGTTGTTAGCCAAGACCTTGACAAGATGACCATGCCGGAATTGTACCAGCAGGCGACCTCGAACATTGCCAACGCGTTTGGAATACCGGTGACTATGTTCATGGGTGACGACAACTACGCATCGGCTGACAGTCACCGCATGGGCTTTTGGCAGGACGTTATCAGACCGAGAGCAAGGTTGATCGAAGGCGCGTTGAACCGGCAATTATTCAAGCCGTTGGGCATGGAACTCGAGTTCTCATTTGACGAAATGGATATCTTCCAGACGGATGAAGTCGAGCGGGCGAGCGCGTTTGCAACCTACGTGAACGCCGGCGTGAACCCGGAAGTTGTCAAAGAGATGTTAGGCATTGACGCGCCGGAGGATATTCCCTTCATGGCGCCGAAACCTGAGCCGGTTGAAGTGGAATCCCCGCTTGACGTAACCGCAGAGTTTGAGAAGTGGGAACGTAAAGCCTTGAAGCGACTCAAAGAGGGAAAGACGGCTGACTGTCAATTCGATAGTGAACTGATACCGCTTGCCGTGCAGGATGAAATCCACAGCGCGTTGAAACTTTGCATCGAGCCGGAAGAAGTCAAAAGAGTTTTCGGGGGCGGGTTTGAGTCGCACGAGGACATCGGATTGTACAAGGAACTCAAGCGGGCAAACGAATTATTAGAGCGGGCGCTCATGGATAAACCAGAGATACACGTCACAGTAAAC